AGCATTACTGCCGCGGAACGTTGTTTTAACAACGGCATGCGGATCTTTATTCAAAATAAGATGATAGACCGTTTCAACGTGTTTGTAGGAGGAGTCATTATTCATGCTGGCTTTTATCAATTTTTCTAACGGGCGATAAGAGCCATCCCAACCGCTAAAATTATCCTTAAATGCATCTAGATTGATTCTGCTATTAAGCGATTTTGGATCCCTCTCGAAATCGTTGAAACACCAACCCAACACATCACCAAGCTTTAACGCATCATCTTTGGTAAAAGTGTACTCACTCATACAGGCATAAAAGGCATCAGTAGAGCTGGCCGGTACATTTTTGAAGCCCACATAGCCTTTAACGATATCGTGCCGGGTTTCTTTTGGTTCATTGCGATACTCTTTGAGAGTTTTATCCGCGTAATCAAACGTTGGCGTAGCCGGTTCCGCTTTAATCACCGGTGCATCAGTTTTTGCCACTGACTGACTTTTTTCAGTCGGCCATAAGATTGAGCCAATAAAACCAAGAGCCAGACAGCAACCGAGATAAACCGCACTGGAGCGCTTACGGTTCGGCATCCTAACCAGCGACGGCTTGATTAACCCTACGATGAAAGCAATAAATAGAGTCAGAGATAAAAATGCTATTATGGTATCCATGATTTTCCTTTGTGTGTAATCCCCATATAAAACAACCCCATGCTATCAAACATGGGGTCGAGGATTACACATTTTTCAGGGATTAACGCCAGCTCTCGTCTTCCCACACTTCCTGAAGGATGCTATCCAGCGCTTCGCGGTCTGAATCTTTATCGAACCCCATCAGCTCAACACCAGTCATGGCTCCCTTTTTAACAATAACGCGCGTTGACGGGAAAACAGACTGTATTCGCTTGGTCAATTCGCACTGAAAAGCATCAATTAAAGACTGGCCGATTTTTTGATCTTTATCCAGCGTGATATTTACTTTCACTTTGCCCTCCTTTGCAAAGGTTTCATCAACAGGCGGCGCGGAAAAAACAACAGAAAAATTATTGTTTTTTATTAGGTTGCCTCTTGCTATTTCCGCGATTAGATTCAGTGCGATTTCACGATCTCTTTCCTGACAAGTACCTTCAGCAGTTAGACGGGCAATCATTTCGACCCGCTCAATCATAACGTGCTTGTTTAGCTCTCTATCCACACAACCTCCACTACGAGATACTGTATAAACATACAGTATCATGCATTGGCAAAAAGTGTGAAGAAAAAATCACTATCAAACACACTGTATGTACATGATATGGATGAATATTAGCGGTTACATTTTCGTTGCTAGCTCAGCTAAAGCCGCAACACGATTAAGAATTTTCCCAGCTTTAACCTGATGCGGTGACCCTGCGGAAAATATTTCTCCTTTCGCCGTTCCGCGTAGCCATTTGCCATCAAAACAACTTTTACCACCGGCCATCAGGTGCAGGGCTTCGCCCCGGCTGATAGTGGTGCCGGTTGTCAGATGTATCTCGTCGATAGTTTTCGCTATAGCTTCGTTTTGCTCATCCTTTCCGTAGATGAATTTTCGTCGTATTACTGGCTTTTGCTTCCTGATTCGGCTGGTCAGCCCTCGACGTTCACGCTGACTCAGAGGTTTTGTTAAATCCACAATCGGTGGAGCACTTTCACTTCTCGTACAGTTATTGACAGAACTCCGAGAGGGCGCAGGAGCGCCCTTAACTTCAAAACCCTCGGCCTGCGGCCGTTTAGCAACAATCTTCCACTGCTTGAGCCGCGTAATAATGGGCGTGCAGTCGCCGACTTCTTTGTCGTAAACCCCACGAATACGCACACACTCTTCGCCGTATTCGTTAACCGCTTCCGTGCTTTCGTACCAGGTGCGCACCTGAAGCTCATCACGGCGCACAAACGGGCCGCCCTGTGCGTTAACGTAGGCAGCCCAGTCGCCCGCATCAGCGGCATCATGCACAAGCGCAAACTCCACGCTAAGCCCTTTCGCCGTTTCAGCATCGGCCATCCGGCGCAGCTCGCGGTAAACCGTCACCGGCGCGCCGCCCACAAACTGAAACTGACGGATACGCCAGCGTGCGGCCCAGGCTGAAACCGCCGGCGCGGTTTCCCTGAGCATTTCGCCGTTCTCATCGTCGCGCTCATCATCAAGTGCGTAACCGTCGATATTTTTGCTGATGTATTTCGCCACATAGCCGGTCGCGCTCCCCTTGTCCGGGTCGATAGCTTCAGCGTGAAAGCGGGCCTTGTGGGCCTTCTCGCTTTTAAGCTCGTGATGGTCTTCTTCACGGGCATAGCGGGTAATAATGGCGCGCACGCGGTCGACATCCTCCGGCAGCATAAACATCAGCATGTGCCAGTGTGGCGTGGCGTCGTGGTGCGGCTCAGCGACGCGAATGCCGAATATGCGAATATCGTCACGGTGCAGCTTCGCGCGAATGCGCGCCCAGAGCCCGGTTAAATAGCGCTGTGTGTCAGCCGGGCTTGCGCCGTTCCATTTGGTGTTACGGTATCCGGCCTTTGTGGTGGCGTGGAATTTAGACGGGGCGGTCAGCGTGTAGAACTCGCCAACATAACCGAGTTCATTACAGATATTTTCGAAGCCGCGAATACGGGTCATTAACTCGCAACGACGGATCGCCGGGTTAGCAACCGAGCCATCATATTTCTCGATAAGGTTGATACGGTTGCCTTCTTCATCTTCCAGCTCCATGCCCTTGAGAAATTCGCGAGTGCGGCGCTTCTGTTCACGCCAGTCACTTACACAGCTTTTGCTGGCATAAGCGCTGTGCTTTTTGCTGACATTACCGAGCGCGATGTGCAGATGCTCGCGCCATTCTGCGGCGACGCGGCGCAGGCGGCCCGTCCACCATTTTTCGGTCGCCATGCGCAGCACTGCCGGCCCCACATCTTCGGCAGTCACATATTTTGTGGTGATTTTCTCCCACAGCGGCGGGGTGTTTTTAAAGTGGCGGGTGATACGCGCGGCGCACATGTACGAGGCGTGCAGCGCCTTTAACTCGCTGCCCTCCTGGATTTCAACGGTGCCTAATTCAGCAACGATAAAATTGGCGATATCGCCGGCAAGCAAATCGATATCAGCTTTCGACATATCAGCCAGGCGGTTATAACGCGCGGTCATGTTCACAAGCCGCGTTGTCAGGTAACGGGCTGACACATCATCATCCCGTCCATCAAAAACCGGCAATGCCACATCTGGCGAAATGGCATCGATACGGTATTTCGCCGCAACCAGTTCAAGGCGCGGCAATGCCTTCCGGGTGAAATTCACCAGAAAGGCATTGGCTCGCTGAACATCGTGCTCGCGCTCCAGCTCGTCGGCGCGGCGGCGCACCGCATAACGCACCAGGTCAGGCTGTTTTTCCAGCTCGTTACGCACATGCAGCAGCGCCGCAATCATCCGATCGCGGCGGCGCTCCTGTTCATAAGTCAGATATGGGCTAGCGATGGCCTCGCGTGGCGCGTTCCATGCGTGCAAAAATTCCGGCACCGTCACACCCCGCCACGCAATGGTTTATTGCTGTTCGCGCTCATATGCCGCCCCGGTAATGCACGGACTTTAGCTCTGATATTTCCTGGCAGGTCACACAAAACTCAACACCCGGCAAAGCTGCGCGACGCGCTTCAGGGATAGGCCCGTTGCATGATTCACAGAGGAAACGAGAAGGCGCAGCCTGGCGGCTGCGCGCTTTGTGAATATTGCGTTCAAGTTCTTCCTCGACACGCTGCTGTACAAGATCCATTGAATCGGCCATCAATGCAGCTCCTGCGCTTCGTTAACAATCTTTACCGCTTCATCACGCAGCAGCTCGGCGGCCTCGGTACTGGAAAGCCGACCGTTAGCAATATGATCGGCAAGGTTATCGAGGCGGGAGGCCATTACATCAGCGCGACCGCGACGCTCTTCAAGACGCGCCTCGGCCAGAATTGAAACCAGCCCCGCATCATCCGGGCCAATGTTTGTTTTGTGTGTTTCGATATTTCGCATCTTTCGTTCTCCAGAATTTGGGCAAAAAAATGCCTGGCGGGTTTACGCCAATAATTTCTTTACGGGTTATTTATTCGGGTAAAACAGCTTCGTGCAGTGAGAAACGGCGCGGCAGGATATCGCCCCATCGCGTTATTTCATTCATCGCCCTGATAAGCATTAACCGGCGGGGCTGGTCGAAATATTCAAACGGTTTGCCAACCTCATCGCTTTTGAATGTTCCCGGCTCCATGCGGTTAGCCAGCGTCATCACGACAAACTTAAAGTTATCGTCAAGCTTGTTGAAATTACGCAGCGCACCGTTTTGCGTCGCCTTTAACTGATGATGAAACCGTGCAAAACATTCCATGCCGGTCATTTTCTCAGGCCGGGCTTCTTCACAACGTGCATTATTAAATGGCTTCGCACCTGGCTTAATTGGTGTTGATATGGTGTTTTGGTTCATACCGACTCCAGAAAAAGTTTTATCCGGCTTATCAGTGAAGGTTTAGCGCTGTTGCGCAGGCCGTTTAATAATGCCGACTGATCGCGGCTCGGTTGCCAGCGCTGACCTTTTTTACCGACTATCCAGCCATGTCCGTAATGCATGGACGGGCTTTGTTTTTTTAACAGTGAAGCAAAAGAGGGCTCCATGCTTCACCTCACATCAGGCCAAACGTGGCGGTAACACCACTCATCGTGTCAACCATGCTGGACATTGCCGGGTTAGCTTGTAAACGCGCCTGAAGCGCAAGCGCTGTAAGAGATAACATGCGAATCCCCGCGTTAACGCTGTCGATCATGCTGTGCTTACGGGTAGAGGTCAGTCTTTCTGATGACGCAGCGCCGTTCGCTAATTGACCCAGCTCACCCATTGCTTTCATCACATAGACTTGGAGCTTCTCTTTCGCCAGCTCATTAACTGGCACGCACGGGAGACAGTGAATTTGCGCGAGAAACCCATCAACAAGCGTCGAGTCTTCGGTGATATCAGTCAGCACCCAAATCTCACGAGGCGTTAGCTGATGAGGTTGCTCGGGGTTGAGTTTGTTATAGAGCGTATGTGGCTTAATTCCGGCCTTAACCGCTAATTCCCTGACATTATGGGATGCTGCAAATTTGCTACATGCATCATCAAAATGTGTATGTGAGGAAACGCGAAAATCTAACATGTTGCATCCTTACAATTCACATAAAGTGAATTACGCACCTACGACGAGTTGAAAACGGGAATGGCCCAGTGCTTTACGCATTTGCTCCTCCTTCCAGCGCGCGTAGTAAATGCGAACCTGACCGCCAGCTCGTTTGCACCCCTTACGAATGACACGAGGTTCAATCGGTAAACGCGGGTTTTCTCCGGTAGTCCATCGGCGAGCAGTGCGGTATGACACCCCCTCAAGCTCTGCAAACTGTTGCAGAGTAACGATAGGCGCGGGCACTTTGATGATTGCGATTTCAGAAGCCATGTTGCATGATTCCCAGTTTGCCAAGGTTTGCAATTAAAGGGCCACCGTTTACCAACAAAGGGCCATCAATTGCGTAGGTTTAGCCAAAATATACTTCCCATTTGGGAGTTAGTAAATAGGTTTTAGCGAAATGAGAATAGATTCTTTAGGATGGAGCAACGTCGACGTACTGGATCGAATCTGCGAGGCTTACGGATTTTCCCAGAAGATTCAGTTAGCTAACCACTTTGACATTGCCTCAAGCTCACTCTCTAACAGATATACCCGTGGCGCTATTTCATACGACTTTGCGGCACACTGCGCGCTTGAAACAGGGGCCGATCTGCGGTGGTTACTTACTGGAGAGGGACAACCGTTTACAACGTCAACAGTTGCTAATGACACAAGAGTCATCGAAACATTCACATTAAGTGAAGAAAAACTCATCAGTGACGGTTCACTCACAATGGATGTTCATTTTTTCACAAAGCCGTTTATAGAAATGATGGCTATCAGGGCCGATGGAAAACTTCACTTTATTGATAAACAGGCATCGCTTTCTGATGGGCTTTGGCTGATCGATATAGAAGGTGGCATCAGCATTAGAGAGCTAACAAAGCTTCCTGGCAGAAAATTATACGTTGCAGGCGGAAAGATTCCTTTTGAGTGCGGAATAGATGACATAAATGCCTTGGGGCGTGTAATAGGTGTATATAGCGAGGTAAATTGATGACTGTCCGCAAGAATCCCGCTGGCGGTTGGATTTGCGAGCTTTATCCAAACGGGGCAAATGGCAAGCGCATCAGAAAGAAATTCGCTACTAAAGGCGAGGCATTGGCCTTTGAACAATACACTATACAAAACCCTTGGCAGGAGGAAAAAGAAGACAGACGAACTCTAAAAGAACTTGTTGATGCATGGTATAGCGCTCATGGCATTACTTTAAAAGATGGACTAAAACGTCAGTTAGCGATGCATCATGCATTTGATTGTATGGGAGAACCGCTCGCACGCCATTTCGATGCGCAAATGTTTTCCCGCTATAGAGAGAAAAGGCTAAAGGGTGAATATGCCCGTTCTAATAGAGTTAAAGAAGTATCGCCACGCACGCTTAATCTTGAGTTAGCTTACTTTCGCGCGGTGTTTAATGAGCTCAATCGCCTCGGGGAGTGGAAAGGTGAAAATCCTTTGAAAAATATGCGTCCTTTCCGTACAGAGGAAATGGAAATGGCATGGCTAACTCATGACCAGATCGCCCTACTGCTCGGTGAGTGCAAGCGGCATGAGCATCCTGATTTAGAAAGCGTGGTCAGAATATGTCTTGCTACTGGTGCCCGGTGGTCTGAGGCCGAGACTCTGAAAAAAAGCCAGCTCGCGAAATACAAAATCACATACACCAATACGAAAGGCAGAAAAAACCGCACTGTTCCCATCAGCAAAGAACTATATGAGTTCTTGTCTCATGAAAGAAAAGGTCGATTATTTAGTGATTGCTACGGCTCTTTTCGTTCTGCACTGGAAAGGACAGGCATCGAATTACCAGCAGGTCAGTTAACCCACGTTTTGCGCCACACCTTCGCCAGTCATTTTATGATGAATGGGGGTAATATTCTTGTATTACAGCGGGTACTTGGTCATACCGACATAAAGATGACGATGCGATATGCACACTTTGCCCCTGATCATCTCGAAGATGCGGTAAAACTCAATCCCTTAGCTAACAGCGAAACTTTGGACCCCCAGAATGCTTAATAAATATATTTTGGCCTTACTTTTACTATCAGCATCGACATCTACTTTTGCTGCTACATCAAAAGATTATGCTTTGGCAGGAGCAAATGCAGTCACCGCAGCTATTTGCTTATCATACCTTGCAAACTATCCAAATGAAGAACGATTAAAAGAAGCTGAACGCATGGATGAATTACTTACTATTTTTCAACGAGATGGGCATATCTTCATTGAAGGGGTGAAAGGAGAAAAGATCAATAGAGAAGATACTCGGAAGTATGTACCGCTCGTGCTGAGGGATATTTTTGGCTTACAAATTTCTGATGATTTTTACTTGGGACGAGTTTACCAAACTCTATACTCATCAACGATTAACAAGTTAGCCGAAGGGCTTGATGCTTTCTCAAAAAACTACGCTCAAGAATTAGGCTACAATGCCTCCAGCGCCTACGCTAATTCAAACTGCGCACTTATTAAGTAA